AGGAGAAGGTGGAAATTCTTTTATTCCTCAAAAGGTTACTTGGGAAAGAGTTCCTGGCAGAGATAATGCTTGGGCCAAGGAACAAATTAAGAATCTTGGTATTCATGGATTCAATCAAGAATTTGCATGTAAATTCCTTGGTTCAACTAATACTGTTATTAATCCTGAGACCCTAAGAACTCTTTTGAATATGGATAAAGAACCAAAATTCTATGATCTTAAAGATAGAATGAGAGTTTGGGAGAAACCAATTGACGGTGCTAAATATGTAATTGGTGTTGATCCTGCTAAAGGTACAGGAGAACACTTCTCAACTATTCAAGTACTTAGAATTAACTCTGTTACTCCTATTGATATGACACAAGTAGCTGTTTTTGAAGATAATATGACAGATGTATATGAATTCTCACAAATTATTCATAGATTATCTTATTATTATAATAATGCTTATATCTTATGTGAGAATAATGGTGAAGGTTCAGCCGTTATAAGTCAAATTTGGTGGACTTTCGAAAATGAAAATCTTGTTAATTCAGGTTCGAAAGAAGCTAATCTTGGAATCAGATCAAATAAGAATACTAAACCTAAAGCAGTACTATTGATGAAAAAGCTCATTGAGGATGGTTCAGTTGAGCTACAAGACAGAGAAACCATCGAACAGTTAGGTTCATATATAGAGGAAGAAGGAAAGTTCTTTGGTAAAGATAAGGATGATGATTTGGTTGATGCTTTATTTTGGGCATGTTATTTGTTTGAGATGAATATTATTGATGAAGATTGGTCTTTTAAAGGCAGAGAAGAAGAATCAAATAAAGATGATGATGCATGGGGATTCTTATCTGATATTGAAGACGATATTGATGATTGGAGTTGGTTAACAAATTCAAGCGTTTTTGATCAATAAAATATAAATATAGATAGGAGAAAAATAAATGGCATTAGATATTAGAAAAAGTAAATCTGATTTAGCTGATTTAATCAAAAGGAGATTAGGTGCTCCTGTTATTAAGGTTGAATTAACCACACAACAAATTTTTGATTGTATTGATTATGCAAGAGATAAATGGATAAAATGGGGAGCAGGAAATGGTATTGTTGAAACTTATTTTACCGTGATGCTTGTAGCTAATACCAATTTTTATGATCTTCCTATTGGTGTTTATGACATTGTTCAATATGAAGATCAAGGAGCAAATTGGGGAATCAATACTTTATTTACCGTTGATAATTTTCTATATTCAAGAGGGGTTTATGATCCTATGATATGGACAGGTGGATATGGATATAATCTTGTAAATTATCATATAGCTAGAGACTTCTTAAAAACTGTTGATAGATATACTCCATCAATCTACAATTATAAATATCACAAATATACAAATCAAATAGAAGTTCAACCTGCTCCACCTTCAGGAAATGCAATGGAAGTAAATGGTGTAACCTATGATTCTCCGGGATTTATCCTAGTAAGATCATATATGATTGAAGGTAGTCATTATGGTGGAATGGAATCAGACCCATCTCAAAGTTCTTGGAAAAGAGGGGATTCTGATGAGAATTTTTATGTATCAGATTGGATTTTTGATTATTCATTAGCAGAATGTAAGATATTACTAGGAAGAATTAGAAGTAAATTTGCTCAGTTTGCATCAATAGGTAATATTGGTATTTCTTTGGATGGTGATCAATTGATATCTGAAGGGAAGGAAGAAAAAGATAAACTTGATGAGACCCTTAGACTTGAGGAAGCTCATGAAGGGTATGGAATCATACAAGGATAGGAGATAGGGAAGATGAGAAAATTTAGGGAATTCATGGTTGAAGGTTCGGAAAAGGATAACAAAATCTATGATGAGATTATGGATTTTTTTGCTGATAATCCGAAACCAAGTGATGATGAAGTTCATGAATTAGCAGAGAAATTGGGCATGGATTCTCATAAGTTTGAGACCTATATCTATGCTATTTTGGGTTCTATCTTGGGTACAGGACAAGCTAAAAAGAAAAAGCTTACAGAAAAAGACGTTGATTCTAAAGAGTTAAAGATGGGAATCAAGGTGGAGATGGAACATACCAAAAATAAAGCAATAGCTAAACGAATAGCTTTAGATCATTTAGCTGAATTGCCTGATTATTATACAAGATTGTTAAAAATGGAAGGAGAACATTAATATGTCAAAAGAAAAAAATAGAAATATAATTAATGCATATGAACAAATGTTAAAAGATGTAAGTGCATTTAAAGAAGTAGATTTAACAATGCATACTGAACCCGATTTAGGAGAAGCTACAGGAGCAAGAGGGGGAGAACCCATTCCTCAGATATCAGATAATCCTATGGGTCAACCTATAAATGAATATGAAGAAGATTCAGGAAATTATTCAGAATTTGATTCAGTAATGGAGCAAAGGATGAATTCATTAAGAAATAAAATGCAAGGAAAAAAAGGTGGAACTAGAGGAAATTCAGGGGGAACAGTAACTATTTCTCAAAAAGAATTTATATCCTTAAAAACAAGAGTAAAAAGATTAGAGGAAGCTTTGACATTAGTTATGGAGACTCATGAACAGCTTCTAGGATAGGGGGGAATTATGGATTTAGTTGAAAAATATATAGGTATGAATGAAACCTATGATGTAGGGAAAAAATTAAAAAGAAGGGATTGGGTTGATGTGTCGGATTTAGCTCAACATTATATTCTTAAACATGGAGTTGATGCATCCCATTTAAAGAAAGATAAAAAAACAATGGAAATGTTAAATAAAACCGCTGAATTATCAATGAAATCCATGAAGCAACTTGGACATGAGAAAAAAAATACATATAAAGAAATAGCTAAATTACTTGTTAAATTAGACATATATGATTGGACTGAAACGGCATAATCATGGATAAGTTTACTAAACCACTATGGGATTTACATCAGCTTGACGGTAATGTAGAACATGATCTTTTTGAGAATGTTATAGTAGAGTTTACAGATATATCAGGTATAAAAGCAAATTATTATATTAGAAACTCTGCAAGAGAAACAGATTATCTTTATGGAGAAGGTGTAGCATCAAGTTATTTTGGGCCTTATGAGACAAGATTGATATATGAACCTACTGAAGAACCTACTTTAACAACAGGATTTGGAATAAACTCAGAAGACGTTATTTCATTTACAAGCTTACCTAAATGGACATTCACAAGAGATGTTTCGGCAGGATATCATCCTAAACCCGGTGATGTTGTGGTAACGATTTGGAATGATAGAGCATATGAGATTGCAGATATACATGAGGAAGAAAAAATATTCCAATTAAAGAAAATGATTTGGGGTTTTGTTCTTAGACCTTACAGATTTTCAGATGAATCAAGTTCTGCAAGACAAATCTTCAGAGGTACAAGAGAACCTACTCCTGATAGTGTTGTTAATGATAATAAATCAACTCTTACTGCGGCAATCACGGCATTTGGTGATAATGAAGAATTAGAAGATGAGAGTGATGATATATTTGATTATGGGGGAGATTATGATTCTAATGTATATGGATATTAAGGGGGGAATATGGCAAGCACATTAAATGAATTTTTAGAAAAAGCGTTAAAAGATCAACCAAAAGTTAATGAAGGTGGAGTTAATTCTCAATATATAAAGGATATGTTTAAAAAAATCGAATTCCAAAACGGTGAACAACATATAAACAGGTTAGTAGATTTTGTTAGAATATATGATAAAAAATTAGCTAGAGAAATAAATACATTTTTTTCTGATTTTTATAGAAGTCTTATTGATTACGAAAAGAAAGTATTAAAATATGCTAGGAAGGATTAAAATAAACTATATAAAAGAAGTAACAAAAACAAAAGGCTGATGCAATGAGATTTAAAAATTATTTGATGGAAAGGATAGAAAAGAGTGAAGCACAAGAATTTGTAAATAGATGGAAAAACAAATTGAAGGGTATTGGACTTACTCATGTTGAATTTTCAACTCATTTTATTGAAGATAGATTAAATGATAAACGTAATAATCCACCAATAGAAATTGAAGAACTAGATTCTATAATGGATGGATTTATGAGAAAATTTGGTTCCC